TGTTCCAAGGTGGTAACACTGGTCAGTCTATTGCTGAAGGCTTGCAACAAGGCCAGAAGCTGTATTCGTCTGCAATGCAAAACCAACTGCAAGAACAGTTGCAAGGTTTTCAGATGAAAGATTTGCTTGAGAAGCGCAAACGTGAGCAAGAGGCTTTGGCTCGTCAATCGTTGATTAACCGTGCTGTTGCTGGTGCGTATCAACCTGGGCAAGCTGCTGTACCTGCACAGATGGTTGAGGAAGATGGCCGTTACATGGGTGAAACACCCGCTGTTGCTGGTCGTGCTGCTGGTATTGATCTTCAGTCTCTGTCGCCTGTATTGATGGCAAGCCCTGAAGGCCGCAAGACTTTGGCTGAGTTGGTTGCCGCACAGAAAGCAATGCGTCCTGAGTTCAAAGAAGTTGGCGGCGTTCTGTATGAAATTCCATCTCTTGGTGGAGACATTAAACAAGTTGCTGGGACAAAGAAGCGTGACACTGTGACAGTCGGAAACGTGGTGCTTGATAAAGACTCAATGGATGTGCTTTACACTGCTCCAGACGCTCCTTCTGGCTCCATAAAAGAATTCCAAGACTTCCAAAAACTCACGCCAACACAGCAGAAGGCTTATCTTAATTTGCAGGAAAACAAGCGGCCTGTCACTAACGTGAATATGCCAAATGAAGGCGAACGCAAAGCCGCAACATTGGCAAGCCGTTTGAACTTCAGTGTTGGACAAATGAACGAGGCAATTGGTCTTGATCCAAATGCCGCAATGCCGAATACTGCCGCAGAAATTGCGCGCTTTGTATCTCGGACGGATTTCCTGCCAAACAAGCTGAATTCTGCTCAACGCCAAGTTGTTGAAGCTGCGCAAGAAGATGTACTTGATGCTGCATTGACATTGGGAACTGGTGCGGCTTATAGCCGAGAGCAATTGGCTGGTTATAAAAAGTCATACTTCCCACAAGTTGGGGATGAACCTGCAACAGTAAAAACAAAACAAGATCGGTTGATGAACTTGTTGAAATCTGCTGAGGTGGCATCTGGTCGTGCTGTCAATCAAGTTACGGCCCCAATTCCAAAGCCCGCAATTTCTTCTGGATTGCCATCGGCTAGTGCGATTGATGCTGAGATTCAACGCAGAAAGGAAAAGAAATAATGGACTTAACTAAACTTTCTGACGATGACTTGATGGCATTGAAATCTGGCGATCTGACAAAGATGTCAGATGCTGGCTTGATGGCGTTAAAAAGTGAATCGGCAAAAGGCGCTCAATCACAGCCATCATTGATGGAGTCTTTTGAGCGTGGTCTTGGTATTGCTTCACGCGCTATCGCTCCAACACTTGCTGGCGCTCAAATTGGTTCTCTTGGAGGCCCACTTGGCGCTGTTGCTGGTTCAATGGTCGTTCCTGCGGCTGATGCTGTTACCTCGCTTGTGAACTTGATTGCATCGCCGTTTACAGATAAGCGGCTTATGCCAACATCTCAGGGCTTGCAAAATCTTATGACAATGGCTGGTGTACCTGCTGCGCCAGAAACTCAAACTCCAACCGAGCGTGTTGTATCTAGCGGCCTAGAGTCATTAACTGGTGTGGCTAGAACAGTTCCAGAGTTTGTTCGCCGTGGGGCTGAGTTGGCTCCAACTGTTGCTGGTGGTGTTTCTCGTCAAATGGCTATTGCGCCAGGAACTCAAGCGGTTGTTACTCCAACTGCTGCTGCCACTGGTCAGACGGTTATGGAGGCTACTGGGAATCCATTGGCTGCTGCTGGCGCAACACTTGCAACTGGTGCTGCTGGAGGCATCAAGCGCCCCCAAAAAGAACAAGCGGCCTCATCTCAATTGCTGGACAGAATCGCCTCTGATCGTTACGCAATGCTTGAACAATCCGGCATCCAATTGAAAAATGATGCTTTTACAAAATCAATGGATTCCATCGCCAAGGGTTTACGAAGCGAAGGCTACACACCAACTGGATACCCTAAGATTTCTGGTGCAATTTCAGAGTTGACATCTACTACGCAGCCAAAAGATTGGACTGAAATTCAGGCTTTGCGCAAGATGATTCGTGCTGGTCAAAAAAGTATTGATCCTGAAGAAAAGCGTTTGGCAACAATTTTGCTGGACGAATACGACAATTATTTGTTGAACGTGCCGAAGTCTGACATTGCTGCTGGTGATGTTAAGGCTGCTGGCAAAACATGGGAGGAGGCACGTAACGCTTACTCTCGCATGAAAAAAGCTGAAGTATTTGAAGACATGCTCGCAGAAGCCAAGCTGGACAGAAGCAAATTTACTCAGTCTGGAGAAGAAAACTCTTTGGCAAAACAATTGCGTCAATTGGCAAAGAGCGATAAAAAGATGCGGCTGTTTACTGCTGACGAGCGCCAAGCAATCACAAAAGCTGCTGAAGGCGACTCAATGCAAAATATGCTGAAGTTTTTTGGCAGGTTTGCACCTACTGGCCCTGTAAGCGGTTTATTTACTGGCGGCGTTAGCGTCATGGCTCCTGCTATTGGTATCCCATTGGCTGGCGGAGCTGCTGCGTCACGAATGGCCGCAACAAACATGCGCCGTGCTACTGTGGACGATCTTACAAACATGATGCGTATGGGCCAATCTCCTCAAGTTGTTGGTGGCCGAATGAGAGCCATTCCGGCAACAACTATGGGTGGTTTGCTGTCAATCCAAGACTTGGAAGAACAGCAACGCAACTTGATGGGAATCCAATAATCATGCAACCCTTGCAAAATCGCCGTGCAATTCCAGCGCGGCTTTTTTGTAAGCCTCATGTGCTTCTTCAGGAGTTTCAAAGCAACCTAGATGAATCCCTTTGTAGTTCACTGTAATTTTTGCAACATATCTCTTGATTGAGTTGTAGTAAGAAACGCCCTTGAAACCAGTTTGATTTGTCACTCGAAGTTTTGTGTTCCTGTTGTTTTGCGCATTGTTTGCCTCACGAAGATTTGAAATCAAGTTGTTAGACCTATTCCAATCAATATGATCCACTTGCTCCGGCCATCGACCATAAAACATCATAAAGATGATGCGGTGAGCGTAGTACTTTTTTTTGTTGATGGTTACTTCTTGATAGCCGTTACTTTTTTTAAGTCGGCTGGCTTGTTTGCCTTTGAGCTTGTTTCCTCTGCGGTCAACTTTCCAAAACAGATGACCGTCACGGTATTCAAAGATTTCATGCAAAAACTGCTGAGTAATTTCCATAAGTCCACCAAAGAAAAACCCCTTGAACACCCGCAGTACCAGTGCGAACATCCAAGGGGTAGCCAGTGGCTTAGAACTTTGAAGGCCTGGTACGCCCAAGGTCTAAACCTACGATCATTCTTTCATAAACAAATTGCCCTGTCAACCGCTCAAGCGTAAAATCAGGGTAAACCCTAACAAGGAGCTTTAAATGGCGAAGGTAAAAATTTCAGAGTTTTCCGCAAATCCTGCAAGCAATACGGACATCGATGGAATAAACATTGCAGAAAATTGTCCGCCCTCTGGCATTAACGATGCTATCCGTGAGTTGATGGCGCAACTCAAGGACTTCCAAACTGGCGCTCAAGGTGACTCGTTTAACGGGCCTATTGGCACTACAACTGCTGCTGCTGGTGCTTTCACTACGCTGTCGGCATCTGGCGCTGTAACCTTGTCTGGTGGCACAGCCAACGGCGTGGCATTCCTCAACGGCTCCAAAGTCCTGACCACGGGGAGTGCGCTGACGTTTGATGGGACGAATCTTGGTTTAAATGCCACCCCAACAGCATACGGAGCAAACTATCGCACTTTTGCGCTTAACGGTGTTTCTGGAACTCAAATTGATTTTCAAGTTAGCGGCACGGTAAAAAATTACATTTACGGTAGCGCAGCCACGTTTCAGTATGACAGCACAAGCAATCATGCGTGGTCATTAAGCGGCTCCGAACAAATGCGCCTGACCTCCACAGGTCTGGGTATTGGGACGAGTTCTGCTGTTTATAAGTTGGTTGTGTCAAATAACGGTGCAAGTGGTATTGAATTTGGGCCAGCTTTTTCTGGAACAGCAAACCTAATCCAAAGCTACAACAGAAGTGGCGGCGCATATGTGAACACCGTTTATGACGCTAACGAGCATATATTCAACACACTCGGCACGCAGCGCCTCCGCCTCGACTCCTCCGGCAACCTCGGCTTGGGAGTTACTCCGAGTGCTTCGCAAATTCCTCAACTGCAAATTAGCAGAGGGGCTTTTACGGGAGATATTAACTCCAGTTATGTCTCTAACAACTGGTACTACAACGGTGGTGACAAATACATTGGTACAAACTACGCCCTGCAATATAAGCAGGCGGCTATTAACGGCCAGCACCAGTGGTACACCGCCCCCTCCGGCACCGCAGGCAACGCGATCAGCTTCACGCAGGCGATGACGCTGACGCAGGGTGGAAATCTCGTTTTAGGTCAGACAACAGGATCGCGCCGTTTTGAGGCGTGGGGGGCACCGTTAAGTGTAGGTGGCGCAGGTACAGGCGCATTGGCAGTCATTGGAAACGACAGCACCGCTTTCAGTGCGTCCCCAACCGTTGCGCTGACACTTTGGACTCGATACAACTCAGCGGGTAGCACTTTCCCGATGGCTGTAGTCCAAGCGGGGAAAGAGAACGCAACTGACGGGGATTTTTCGGGTTTCCTATCGCTTCAGACTACCAATTCAGTAGGAAACTCAACAGAACGCGCCCGCATCACCAGCGGGGGGGATTTGCTGGTGGGGACGACGACAAGTAGCGGCTATCACAGGTTAAACAAGTCCAACACTTCGGATTGGGTTGTAGCATTTACAAACGCATCAGCCACTACGCCGTGGGGTGTTGTACTTAGTTATTCAGCAGCGGCCCCCAACAATACTAGCCCCGCCATTTCTTTTAGTGACACAGGTGGTGAAAGGGCGACAATCCGAAATAACGGCGGTCTTGCCAACTACAGCGGCAACAACGTCAACCTCTCCGACCGCCGCGAGAAGACCAACTTCGCTCCGGCCAAGTCCTACCTCGACACCATCTGCGCTATCCCGGTGCAGACATTCAACTACATCGACCAAAGCGAAGATGACCCCGGCCTGACGCTGGGTGTGGTGGCACAGGACGTTCAAGCCGTTGCGCCTGAGCTGGTCATGGAAAGCAACTGGGGCAATAAAGACGAACCCAAGATGCGCCTGTCGATCTACCAGACCGATCTGCAATATGCGCTGATGAAGTGCATTCAGGAACAACAAGCCCTAATCACCCAACTCAAGGCACGTCTGGATGCCGCAAATCTTTAAAAGGAACCACCATGACCACCACATTCAAAATCTCTCAAATGGATCGTGAAACCGCTACAGGTTTCGTCAACACAGTGCACTGGAACGCATCTCAAGTTGATGGCGACTTCTCTGCCTCGACATACAGCACTGCCAGCTTCACCAAAGAAGACGGTATCAACTATGTGCCTTATGCAGACCTGACAGAAGCTGCTGTTATTGAGTGGGTCAAAGGCTCTCTCGGTGCTGAAGGCGTGGCTGCTGTTGACGCTGCTTTGGCTGCAAACATTGCTGACCAGAAGGCTCCTAAGACTGCCACTGGTACGCCTTGGAACGTATAATTATGGCATCTGATTTTTGAGGCGTGACATGGATAACCAACAGCTTTTCAATCTTGTAGTATCGGTTGCTGGGTTCTTGGCAATCTATGTCATCAACAACCTGACGCGCACGATTCAGCGTTTGGAAGACAAGGTTAATGAGTTGCCGCATACCTACGTGGCGAAAGACGATTACCGATCTGACATCACGGAAATTAAGTCCATCCTCAAGCAAATCTTTGACAAGCTCGACAACAAGCAGGACAAGGCATGAAAGATTGGGCCGTTAGCTTTTTAGCTGCGGCCTGTCTTGTTAGTTTCATTGTCTTTTGCACTAGAGAAATAATCTTTTTAGTTCGTGGAGTTGTCTGATGGAACCGATCACACTTGCTTTAACGGCAATGGCGGCTGTCCAAAAGACAGTTGCCATGATAAAAGAAGCATCATCTACCATTGATGACGTTCGCAGTCTTGGGCCTTTGCTTGGCAGATACTTTGAGCAAAAGCACGAAGTCACCAAGGCCCTCAATCAGGCCAAGAGCAAGGGCGGCTCCAACATGGGCAAAGCCGTCCAGATCGAGCTGGACCTGAAGGCTCAGCGCGATTTCGAAGAGCAGGTCAAGGGCCTGTTCTTCCCCAACAATATGGACGTCTGGAACTCCATCATGGTTCGTGTGGCCGAGATGGATAAGCAAGACAAGATCGACCAGCAGTTAGCCCGTGACAGAGCTTTGAGAGCTAAGAAAGCGCAGGAAGAGCTTGTTGAGATACTGATCGTTGTTTTTGGTGTCATCCTGATTTTTGTCTTGGTAGGCATTGGCGCTTACCTGGTTATGATTGCGAAAGGTTAATCATGCTGTCTCTTTTATCTACCCTTGGTGGCTTGCTGATTTCTGGTCTACCAAAGCTCTTGGAGTACTTCCAGAACAAGGCTGACCAAAAGCATGAGCTTGCATTGGCTCGTGTTCAGACAGAGCGTGAACTTCAACTAGCTGCTGCTGGTTTTGCTGCTCAAGCCCGTGTGGAAGAAATTCGCACAGAGCAAGTGGCAATGCAGACCGATGCTGAAAAGGTCACTGCGGCTCTAGACCACGACAAAGAGATTGTTCGCAATGCCAGCAAATGGGTAGTCAATTACATTGGAACTGTGCGCCCCACCATCACATACATTTTTGTACTGGAGTTGGTGGCTATCAACGCATTCCTTTGCTACTACCTGTACACAAACCCCGGATTGATTACGAGCATTGATGATGTGCTTCGTTACGCAGACATTGTGTTCAGTGAGGATGAAATGGCATTGCTGTCGGGCATCATTGCGTACTGGATGGGAAGCCGTAGCTGGAGCAAGAAGTGAAAACTTCAGAGAAGGGCATCCACCTGATGCACTACTTTGAAGGCTACCGCAACAAGCCATACAAATGCAGTGCGAAAATTTGGACTGTGGGTTGGGGCCATGCGATGTACCCAGACCAGTTGCGACTGCCAAACGTGCGGACTGAAAACTATACTGGGATGATTCGCGATGACTACCAACTTAAACCAGAAGACAATCGTGTCTGGTCAAAAGAAGAACTGGTTGAAATATTCAAGAATGACCTCGCAACTTTTGAACGTGGTGTTCTACGACTTGTTCCCGGCGTTGTTGGCAAGCAAGGCGCTTTTGACGCTCTTGTCTCAATATCCTTTAACTTTGGGCTAGGGAACCTTCAGCGTAGCACCATACGCATGAAGGCCAACCGTGGCGATTGGGAAGGCGCTGCGGAGGCTTTCATGGCATGGACTAAGGGTGGTGGCAAGGTGTTGCCTGGACTCGTTAAACGCCGCCAAGCAGAACGTGCCTTATTTCTTCAAGAATGAAATCGGCGTATATACACACGCCTCTGAGCTACTGGACTCCACACTGACAACAGACTGACCGTGAGGATTGTTCACCTGTTCAGGGTGATGAAACCATCTACGGCAGTTGTTGCAGTGTGTGTCTGGTAACTCTGGATCACACCTGCTGTAATCAAACGGCAGGGTGTTCACCTTTCAACCCCTTGTAGACGATCTGCGACAAGTTGAGCATATCCAGCAATGTCAACCCAATTGTCCAAATAGTCTTCATCGCCAACAGCAATCCTAGCTAGCTTGTGGCAAATCATTTCAATAGCAAGTGATTGATCGTGTTTGAGCAACTTCAATTTGTCAATCTTCATGTTGTCAAATACGGCTTCTTGAATATCGCTTGTGGCTTTAGCAACATCAACAAACTTGCCATAACGAGCGCCTCGCTCATCAAGGATTTTGTCAATCATCACGACTCCTTAACAAAAACGCCATCTTTGTTGAGATAGCCATTGCGATGCTCGATAACCTTGTAAGCGTTATAGAAGCACTGGCGAACGTCTAGGTCAGTCAAGACCCCTACGTTAACCAGCGTCACCATCACATCACCAATTGCGTCTGCAATTTCTGCTTTGTCATCTTTGGCGATGGCAATCAACAGCTCACAGGCTTCTTCCACTGTCTTGCTGGCTTGGCCTAGTGCTGTACCGTTTTTATAGATACCACGCTGCTCTGCCCACTGCATGACCTGGAATTCTGTCATTCCAAATGATTGGGTTTCTTTCATCAATCAGTGCCTCCGACTTCCATCACCTCTTGTTCGTTCTCTTGCTCTTTGAACTGAGCGACAAGTTTCTGGTGGAGTGGGAATGCGCCTGATTCTGTTGGCAGTTGGCCCAGAACACGGACGATAAAAGCGGCTTCATTTGGTTCGAGAGTAAAAGTCATGGTTTTCTCCAAG